GGGGACGCAATCCCTTGGGTCCCCAAGCCTTCAGTGTACTAAGAAGCCCAACACCTGTCACCATGTTGAGTATCTGCGGTCAGTAGACCTCCGTCAGTAGACGGGTTGCGTCGGAACGCAGGCACCCTAGGGATGCAAGCGAGGTGCTCGGGCAGACGTCTCTCAGGAGACGGGTGCGACCCCGGGTGTTGGACGCGCGCGCACGGTGGCGTTAAAAAACGCAAAGCACGCGGACCTCCCCAGCGGGTCGTGGAGTACAAGCTTCTGAGCACGCGAGGTGCGCAGGGCTGCAGCCAGCACGCTCTACCAAGGCGTGGGGCGCGCCGTTCCCCTTACGTCGTTAGACTCGGGAATGGAGGCGTCGGCTGACAAGCGGACGGTTCACGCAGCCTGCACACCCTACCAAGGCGTGGGACCCAAGGGCCGGCTGACGGGGGTGCCTCGGACCTAGAAGGGGGCGGGCAGGAGTGAGCCCATGACTTCCTCGTAGGTAGGGAGAAAGGCGTCAGGGAAGATTCCTGGGAAGGTCTCGACTAGCGTGTCAGTCACGCTGGAGGCGGGCGCAATGTGGCCCAGGGAGACTAGCATCTCGTCGAGGGCGTCGTCGACAACAACGACGCCGGGAGTCAGCCAGTCATGTGCGTCGATATGGTCAAAAGTCGAGGGCGGCACACCAAAGATCTTGACGAAGGACGCGTGTACGTACAAGGGATCGACGACAATCTCCTCACGCAGCATGATGCGATGGGGATTGTCGTCCTTTGGTACGTAGGCTTTGACACTCTCCTCGCGTGACAGAATGTTGTCGATCACGATGCTGAGGACGGGCATCCACCGGTAGTGCTTGAAGCTCTTAGCGATCCCCATGATGAGGTTCGGGATGAGAGCTAGGGGCAGCCGTCGGTCGATCCCCAGGAATGTCTTAGCGAGCACACGGAAGGGGTCAGGTGTCAGAACGTAGCTGTCGGCAGTCACCTGCATGAACACGGAGGAGCAGTAGCGCACGTTGTGGGCGTCCGCATTCGCATGCACCTTGGCCTTCACGTCGTATCCCCAGATCTGGAAGACGTGGGCGATGAGCGCCTTGTGAAAACCCCCGGCGCGAGCGGCGACACTGTCATCACCTAGCTGGATGAGACCATCACCCGAGCCCAGAACAGGCACGCCCTTGTCGGTGACGTGGTAGTTCCAGTCGGCCCCGTGATGCGCATCAACGTCGGCTAGCCACTGTTGGATCAGGGCATCGATGTCGCCGAGTTCGTCACCAGCAGCACCGGTGTCGTCAATCCAGCGCTCAAGGGCGAAGACGACCGCCCAGACGAAGAAGAAGCGGCAGGTGTGGCCGACACTGGTGGTGGGCCGGCCTGATTTTTCCGAGGGTCCGTCCTTGTAGGCGTAACCGGCAGGCGTCTTCCCCTTTCCGGCAATGTCGCGAGAGAGGCAATCCACGACATCGTGGGACATTCCGGTCGCCCTGTAGAAGCGCCACTCGGCAGCACGCGACGACTCGTTGACGGTACCGTCAGCGCGGCTGCAGTCCGCCTCGGCGAAGTCGTAGCCACAGCCAACCCACTCGCCAAAGATGGCGCCGACCTGGTCGCCCGTCATACCGCTAGTGTAGATGAAGCGCTTTTGAAGCAAGGCTGCCATGTCGAGGAGGTTCGTCCCTACCACCAGGTACTGCTTCGAGAAGTCCTTTTGCCAGACATAGACTTGAGGCCCGACGTGAGCTTGATACTTCGCGTTGCGGTAGCAGGCAGAGATGTGACGAGTGTGGCGCTGCGTCTCGTCCTTCGTG